ATTAAAAACTCAAATTGCGCCATACTTTTAACGGGCATACACGAAGCGAAAGACGATTATATTTACAGCGACACGGACAGCATTAAAATAATGAACGGCAAGGCGCACGAAGCATATTTCAAGGCTTATAATATGCAGGTGCAAATGAAATTGCGTGCCGCCTGCAAGTACCACGGTTTGCCGTTTTCCCTTTGCGAGCCGCAAACGATAAAAGGCATAACAAAGACTTTGGGCGTGTGGGATTTCGAGGGCACATATACAAGGTTTAAGACTTTGGGAGCTAAACGCTACATGGTGCAAGAACCGAACGCACTAAAAGCAGGCGGACGGGCATACGACTTCAGTTTAACCGTTTCGGGCGTGAACAAGAAAGCCGCAATTCCCTACCTTATTGAAAAGTACGGGGCAAACGGTATCTTTGACGCTTTCACTAATTATCTGGATATACCGCCACAAGCAACGGGCAAGAACATACATACGTACATAGACTACGAGATACAAGGCGAGATAACCGACTACAAAGGCAGCACGGCGCACTACAACGAACGTACGGGCGTACATTTAGAGCCAACGGGGTACAGCCTTTCCCTTTCGGTTATGTACATAAACTATTTGCGAGGTATTAAATTTAAGGACTAAAATAAAAGAGTTATGACAGCAAGAAAGACAAAGACAGACAAGCCGAAATTTTACGACTTGAAAGCGATTTTAAGCAAGAACGCCGACTATAATGTTATATTTGGCGAACGGTCAAACGGCAAGACTTATGCAGCCTTAAAATATGGTTTGGAAAACTATATCAAGACGGGCAAGCAAATGGCGTATATACGCCGATGGCGTGAGGACTTACGGGGCAAACGTGCCGAAAGTCTGTTTGCAAATCACGTGGCAAACGGGCTTATTGAGGAACTGACAGACGGCAAATTTAACGAAGTGTTCTATATGTCGAACAAATGGTTTTTGTCGTACTACGATGCAGAGAAAAACAAGCGGACACCCGACCCGACCCCGTTTTGTTACGGCTTTTGCCTTTCAGAGCAGGAACACGAAAAAAGCAGCAGTTACCCGAATGTTACAACGATAGTATTTGACGAGTTTTTGACACGGCGGTATTATTTGCCCGATGAGTTTATGTTGTTTATGAACCTTTTGAGTACGATAATACGCCAGCGAAACGATGTTAAGGTTTTTATGCTGGGGAACACGGTAAACAAGTTTTGCCCGTACTTTACGGAAATGGGTTTGAAACAAGCGCCGTTTATGGAGCAGGGAACGATAGATATATATCGCTTTGGCGAACACGGCGCAATAGTTGCGGTTGAGTATTGCAGTACGATAGTGCAACACAAAGCCAGCAACAAGTATTTTTGTTTTGATAACCAAAACTTGCAGATGATTACGGGCGGTAAGTGGGAACTTGCAGTTTATCCGCATTTGCCTTGCAAGTACAAGCCGCAAGACGTGCTGTTTGTGTACTATATCAAGTTTAACGATGTTGTTTTGCAGGGTAACATTATACAGGTAGGCAACGAATGTTTTACGTACATACACGCAAAGACAACCCCGATAAAAGACGAGGAAAACAGCCTTATTTATTCGCTGGAAATGAACGGCAAACCGAACTACAAACGCAAGTTGTTAAGTACGGCAAGTTATGTGGAGCAGCAAGTAGCACGGTTTTTCGCCATAGACAAAGTTTTCTACCAAGATAACGAAATAGGCGAAATAGTCCGCAACTATTTAATTACGAGTGCAAAGACAAACATAGTTTCGTTGAAATGAAAATTACAGGCGGTTTGGTGCAAATTTCGTGCCGAACCGCACGTTTTACGAAATAAATGCCTATCTTTGCAAGTAGTAACTAAATTATAACGATATGGACGCAAATACTATTATTCAGATTATTTCAAGTTTGGGTTTTCCGATTGTGATGTGTGGCGCATTGTTTTGGTATATGGTGAAACAAAGGCAGGAGCACCATCAAGAAACGGAACACCTCAAAGACACGATTTCGGAAAATACGAAAGTGTTAGCCGAACTTACAACACTGATTAAAGTTTTGACAAATGAAAAGGAAAGATAACATTTACAAGTTGTACCAGCAACAAATAAGGGACAAAGACACCGCCGTAACTGAATTTATGGCGAACACTTTGGCGAAAACCCAAAGTATGTTTGAGTATGAGGGTTTGCCCGACAGCATACCGCAAAAAGAGTTGGAGCGGCTTTTGCAGACCACGGGCAACGCCTTTGTTACCAGTGTGGACGGGGTTTTGTATGCGCTTTCGGGCGGCAAAGGCGGCGAACCCGATGTTTACGGACGGGCAACGCTTTACACCGTGGCAAATCCAGCATTAAAGTTAAACAAAACCTACGATATTCAGAAAGACGGGGTTTTGATTGAGAATGACAGCAACGGCGAAAGCCTTTTGCCGCTTATCGGGCGTTATGCCGTCTTGCATACTGACGGGCTTATTTCGTTGAACACGGCGAGCATTTTAACCCGTATTACGATGCTTATAAGTGCCAGCGATGACAAGACGAAACAAAGTGCCGATGAGTTTTTGCTCAAGATACAAGACGGTGAGTTTTCAATTATCGGGGAAAACGCTTTTTTCAAAGGCGTAAATATGCAGACAGCCCCGACCACAAACAGCGTGTATATTACACAACTTATTGAACTGATACAATACTACAAAGCGAGTATGTACAATGAGTTGGGACTAAATGCAAACTACAACATGAAACGGGAACGCCTAAATTTGGGCGAGGTATCAATGAATGTAGATGTACTTTTGCCGTATGTGGATAATATGCTAAAAGAAAGACAAAATGCAGTTGAGAAAATTAATGCGATGTTTGACACCGAAATTTCGGTTAAACTTGCAAGCAGTTGGGGGTTGGAACGTGATAATTACAACGCTTTGGCGGCTGGTTTGGAAACGGCAGAGGAAAACCCCGACCCGACAGACGAACCCGACCCGACAGAGGAAACAACCGAAACAGACGGAAACGACACCGAAACAGACGGAAACGACACCGAAACAGACGGAAACGACACGGAAACAGAGGAAACAGAGGAAACAGAGGAAACAGAAACAAAAGACGATGAGAAATGAAATACAGCGAACTATTTACAAAGGGTAACGGGATATTCAGGGCGGTTTTCAAGACTGAATATCCGACAGAGTACGCCGCAATTTTCGGCGATACCGACCCGACCAAGTTAGACGCTTACGCCTTACTGATGTACGGCGGCAAGACCGTTGTAAGCAGCATAACCAGCGACAACGCAAGCGATGTTGTTTCGGCGGTGATTGCGGTAAACGTGCAAGGCTGGGAACGGGAAGCGGCGGCGATGCTTGCCGATTACGATGTACTGACACCCGTAACGGGGCAAATTGAACGGACGGAAACCGTAACTTTGCAGGAAAGCACCGACAACACCGAAACGGGCGCAAACAAGGCTTTTAACGACACCGATTTTTCAGACAGCGACCGAAAGACCGCAAACGATGAGAGAAACCGCACAGAGAGCCGCAAAACGACCGAAACCAGCAAAGGAACGGGCGCAAGCAAATCAATTTCAACCGAAATTGCAAAAGAATTGCAGTTAAGGCGTGATAATTGGAGAAAAAACATTATCTTTGCACTTGTAAGAGAATTAACAACGAGTATTTACGAATAACTAATTTTAATTTTTAGCAATATGGAAGTAACTCAGATTTACACGCTTATTAACAGCGTATCAAAAGAAGTTTTGGGCAAAACCGACATTGTGCAGGATGATTTGAAGGGCATTGTGGATTTAGGCAAAGAAGTGTTTAACCAGAGTGCCGTGGATAATTACGTTAAATCACTTGTAAACCATATCGGCAAGGTGATTTTCGTAAACCGACCTTATGCGGGCAAAGTGCCGAGCGTTTTAATGGATGCGTGGGAGTTTGGCAGCGTGTTGGAAAAAATAAGTGCCGATATACCCGAAGCAGAGGAAAACGACACGTGGAATTTGACGGACGGGCAAAGTTACGACCAAGATGTTTTCCACAAACCGACCGTAACCGCCAAATTTTTCAACTCAAAGGTTACTTTTGAAGTGCCTGTATCAATCACCGAAAGGCAGGTTAAGGAAAGTTTCAGCAACGCCGCACAGTTGAACGGCTTTATTTCGATGATTTATGCAGCCGTTGAAAAGTCAATGACTATCAAAGCCGATGCGCTGATTATGCGCACTATTAACAACATGATTGCGGAAACCGTTTTGGCTGATGCGCAAGCGTTTGGAGCAACGGCGGCAGGTGATATTGCAGGGGCAGACCTTTCCAGCGCAAGCACGACACGTTGTGTAAACCTTTTGAAGTTGTACAACGACAAGACGGGCGCAAGCACACCGCTTACCGCTGCAAAGGCTATCACAGACCCCGATTTTATCCGCTTCGCTTCTTACGTTATGGGAACGTATGCCGACCGCCTGCAAAGCATTTCCACCGTGTTCAATGTTGGCGGCAAGGAAAGATTTACGCCGAAAGATATGTTGCACGTTGTACTTTTGTCCGACTTTGCAAAGGCAGCGCAAACCTATCTTTATTCCGACACGTTCAACCGTGGCGATGTGCTTTTGCCGCAAGCCGAAACCGTGCCTTTTTGGCAGGGCAGCGGACAGAACTACGAGTTTGCCAGCACGGGTAACATTAATATCAAGGAAAGCGGCGGCAAAGCCGTTGAAATTTCGGGCGTGTTGGGCGTAATGTTCGACCGTGATGCGTTGGGCGTTTGCAATCTTGACAGACGAGTAACAACGAACTACAACGCAAAGGCAGAGTTTTTCAACAACTACTACAAGTTTGACGCGGGATATTTCAACGATACAAACGAAAACTTTGTAGTATTCTTTATCAAGTAAATTGATAGGTATTAGATTGTTTAACTTTGGGCGGTGTGGGTGCAGTTGAAAGCGCACCGCACCGCCTTTTTTCTTGCAGATATGACAACGATAAACTTTTATTCATACAACGGACACCCCAGCACGGTAAACAAGCAGTTGGGCGAGTTTACGGCGATTGAGGGCGATTTGCGGCAAACTTTCGATGTGTTGCGCCCGACCGTAACACTACGAAAGCATCCCCGACCGACTTTCAATTATTGTTATATTCCCGATTTGGGACGGTATTATTTCGTGGATAGAGTAAGTTTTGAGGGAAACAACGCCTACGAACTTACGTTGCGTGTGGACGTGCTTAAAACCTACGAAAGCGAGATTTTGTCGGCAACGGGGCGTGTATCTGAAAGCGACAACCCCGACCCGTATATTTCAAACCGTGAAACGATTTACAAGCGTACCCCGAATTTCGAGAAAGTGCCGTTTGCAAATACGGGCTTACTGAATGAAACGGGCGGCATTATTATGGTAACATTAAAAGGCAACGAAAATGACACTGAATGATACAAAAACCGATTTTACGAGCGTTAGCGCATACCTTACGGGGTTTAACAGAGAGTATGCCCTAAAATACGGCGTTGACGATAACGGGGACACGATATTTTTTCTATATATAAGCCCCGATTATGAATTAACGCCATATTCAGAAGCCACTAAACAATATCCGCACGGTTATATGTGGTCACAAATACCCGGAACGATTGGGTTTGAACGTATGGCGCAATACGATGGATTGATAGCCGAAAGTCCATATACAAAGGCATACGGGGTTAATGTGGGTACAAATGTTCCCCGTAAAAACGATACCATTACTTTTAACGCCGCCCGTAAAGAAGTAACACCCGAACCGACCGAGCCGACCGTAACAAACAACATAGCCGACAGCACCGAACCCGTTACGCCAACGGTTACTAACAACATAGACGGGACAGAGGAAAGCCACGAGTGGGACGGTGAAACGCTCACCATAACCGTAAAAACACCGTCTTATATTAGCGCAAGACTTGATAAACCGCAAGTGCATTACACCAACACGGGCGGCGAGCCGATAACGCAAGATATGCAGGTAAAAAGCACCTCAACACGAGTGACGGCAACCGCCGTTATTACTGATTTGGGCGGCGATTATTCGGT